AATGTAAGACGATTATTCATCACACTAGAGAAGGCAATATCAACTGCTTCTAAATTCCAACTCTTTGAATTTAATGACGAGTTTACAAGAGCTAACTTTAGAAACATTGTAGAACCTTTCCTACGAGAAGTACAAGGCAGAAGAGGTATCACAGACTTTTTAGTAGTATGTGATGAAACTAACAATACAGGCGAAGTAATTGATAGAAACGAGTTTAAAGCTGAGATTTTCATTAAACCAGCTAGAAGCATCAACTTTATCACATTACAATTCGTTGCAACCAGAACTGGTGTGGCTTTTGAAGAAGTCGCAGGCGGGTAATAGGTAAGAAGGAGATAAACAATGGCAAACATTACAGACTTCAAAGCTAAACTTGCTGGCGGTGGCGCTCGTGCCAATCAGTTTAAGGTGACTATGCCTTTTCCTGGTTATGCCCAAGTTGGTGGTGAAATAGAAGACTTAGCGTTTTTATGTAGGTCTACAGCAATTCCAGCAATGACAATTGAGAATATAGATGTCAACTTTAGAGGAAGAGCTGTTAAGATCGCTGGCGATAGAACAATAGCAAACTGGTCTATCGTAGTATTAAATGACACAGATTTCAAATTAAGAAATGCATTTGAAAGATGGCAAAACGGTATCAACAATATGACTGACAACGAAGGATTAACAAATCCAGTTGACTATCAAGTAGATGCGTTTGTAGATCATTTAGACAGAAACGGTAATACAATAAAGTCTTATACTTTAAGAGGTGCGTATCCTGTATCCATAGCCGAAATAGGCTTGGACTACGACCAAAAAACAGAAATTGAAACATTTTCTGTTGAGTTTGCGTACCAATACTTTGAAACTAATACTACAACTTAATAATTAATTAGAGGGGCTTCGGCCCCTCTTTTAAATCCCTTATAAGTAGTAGTACAAGGAGATATTATGGCAGAATTATTCGGCTTTAGCATAACACGACTAAAAAAACAAGCTGATCCAAAACAGGCTTTTACAACAGCTCAAGCTGATGACGGTACACAAACGGTCAATGCTGGAGGCCACTTTGGTTCGTACTTGGATATGGAAGGTACTGCGAAAACAGAGCAGGACCTTGTTCGTAGATATAGAGAAATAGCTTTACACCCTGAATGTGATATGGCAATAGAAGATATTGTCAATGAAGCTATTGTCGCTAACGAGTTAAAAGACGCAGTAAGAGTTAATCTAACAGACTTACCATATGGAAAAGAAGTTAGAGGTAAAATAGAAGACGAGTTTAAAGAAGTGTTAAAGTTAATGGACTTTAATACAAAAGGCCATGACATATTCAGAAGATGGTATGTTGATGGTAGAATATTCTATCAGAAGATTATTGATAGAGAGAGCCCTAAAAAAGGTATAACAGAATTAAAATATATTGATCCTAGAAAGATCAAAAAGATTAGAGAAGTTAGAAAGAAAAGACCTGACACTCCAATGCCATCATCACTAAACAGTCTAGCTGTTATTGATGAATATATTGAATACTTTTTATACAATGAAAGAGGTTTATCAGGAACAACTGGTCAATCAGGTATTAAGATAGCGCCAGACACAATTGCTTTTTGTGCATCTGGTTTGATAGATCAAAATAAGAATATGGTATTGTCTTATTTACATAAGGCGATTAAACCAGTCAATCAATTAAGAATGATTGAAGATTCAGCAGTAATCTATCGTATCGCTAGAGCACCTGAAAGAAGAATATTTAAAATAGATGTAGGTAATCTACCTAAACAAAAGGCAGAACAATACCTACGAGATGTAATGGCAAGATATAGAAACAAACTTGTCTATGACGCTAACACAGGAGAAATAAGAGATGACAGAAATTATATGTCAATGTTGGAAGACTTCTGGCTACCAAGTAGAGAGGGTGGAAGAGGTACTGATATTACTACTTTGCCTGGCGGTCAAAATTTAGGTGAGATAGCAGATATTGAATATTTTAGAGCGAAACTATATCGTTCTTTAAATGTTCCAACAAGTAGATTAGAAGCTAGTCAAGGTTTTAATTTAGGTAGAGCTAGTGAGATTACAAGAGATGAATTAAAATTTACTAAATTTGTTCAAAGATTAAGAAAGAAATTTACTGAATTATTTAATGACATTTTGAGAACACAACTAGTTTTAAAAGGTATTATAGCCGAACAAGATTGGTTTACAGTAAGAGATTGTTTACAATATGATTTCTTACAAGATGGTCATTTTGCTGAATTAAAACAAACTGAATTATTAAGAGAAAGATTAGCTTTAGCAAATGAGATGAGAGATTACATAGGTAAGTTCTTCTCAATAGAGTATGTTAGAAAGCATGTACTCAAACAAAATGAACGAGAAATTGAGGATATGGATAAACAAATTAGAAAAGAAATTAAAGATGGTGTTATCCAAGACCCAATGGCTCAAGTCACAAACAGTGACGAAATAGTATAGGAGAAAAATAATGAGTGAGGAAGTAAAAAACTTTATAGATAAAATCGCAGATGGTGACAATGCTGGCGCTGGTGACGCATTTAAAGATGCGTTAAGAGTTAAAGTGGGTGACCAACTAGACAATCATAGAAAAGATTTAGCTGGTAATTTGTTTAATGGAGTAGTTGAAGCAGAACCACATAGCGATCCAAAACCTGAAATTGCTGACGCTGGTACTTTTAACCAAGATGGTAGTGTATCGGCAACAACAAACCAAGATGGACAAGCTCAAATAGACTTGACACAAGGTGGTGAGGATGCAGGTAAGTAGAATAGTTAAAGATAAAACTTTAATAGATTCAAAAAGTTTCAATGAGTTATCGCCATTGATGAAAGAAGCGATTGGTGATGTATTTAAACTTATTGACAAAGAAACTGGAACAATAATTGAAAAGTTTGAAAATTCTGTTGAAAAAGTATCAGAATTTCATAATATTAATACACAAAAGTTTTATGATTATTTTGATAAAGAAGCAATAGAACAATTAGGAGAGAAATAAAAATGGCACAAACATTTATAGTTAAAGGTGATGTTGTCACAAATGCCTCTGACAATGATTTTGGTAGAGCACAGTATGTTAGAATTACAGCGACTGGTGACACGACTGGAACACTTGAAGAATCAGATGGTACTACAGGAATTGGACAATTCTATTTAGAGAACGGTGATACTGTTATCATAGAAAAACACCCAGCTGAAAAAATTACTTGTCCGACTTCAAAAGCTAGTGCAGTTGGATCACCGAGAAGTTAATTATGACAATATCAACTACAAAGTTGGTTGATAATGATTTTCATATCATTGTCAACTCTAATGGTATCGGAAGTGAAGAAGAACAAACTTTGGTTGATGTAGTAAATTCAAATAAGGCTTCTAGTGAGCCTAAAGTATCGGTGGCTCATATTCGTTATGAGGTAATTGGTACAGGTAAAATCACTGTGTTTTTTAAGAATGACACAGAAAAAAAAGTAGAGTTATCAGGTCGTGGTAATTATGGTTTGAAACCTACTGAAGAAAAAATAAAAGATGTGGTAGGAGATATACTTCTATCAAGTGACTCTAATGTAAGTAAATATAATCTTGTAATAGAGGCACACAAAGAAACAGGATACAACTAATGGCAGATACAGTCACATCACAAACGATAGCTGATACCTCTGGTGTTAAGTTTGTTGCGAAACTAACAAACTTCTCAGATGGTACTGGTGAAACTCTAGTCAAAAAAGTAGATGCTTCAGAATTAACTTTTATGACAGAAGATGGTAATAGAAAAATTAGTAAAATCTATTACTCAATAAACACTAATAATAATAAGGCTGGTATTGAATTGATATGGGATGGCGCAACAAATGCTACTGCTTTACACTTATCTGGTAATGGTTTTTGGGATTTAAGAACACACGGAGCAGAGATACCAAACAACGCTACAACACCTACAGGCGATGTTTTATTATCAACAAAAAACTTTGTAAACGGCGATAATTACACGATTATTGTAGAGTTTAGGTAAAAAAGTTTATAAATATTAGAGGTTAAGAGAGAGAATTATGAAACTAATATCAGAAGAAGTCGCATCAGCGGAATATCTAGTAGAAGAAAAAAACGGAAAGAAAGAATACAAAATCAAAGGCGTATTCTTACAATCAAATATCAAAAATAGAAATGGAAGAGTCTATCCGAGAGAAGTTTTGGTTAGAGAAGTGAACAGATATAGTAAAGAATTTATCAATAAAAATAGGGCTTTTGGCGAATTAGGTCACCCTGACGGTCCAACAGTAAATTTGGAACGAGTATCACACATGGTGAAATCACTAAAACCAGATGGCGATAATTTTATTGGTGAAGCAAAAATTATGGACACTCCTTACGGTAAAATTGTAAAAGGTCTTATTGATGAGGGCGCTCAACTTGGTGTTTCAAGTAGAGGTATGGGGTCTATAATGAATAGAAACGGAATTAACTTTGTAAAAGATGACTTTTATCTTGCCACAGCGGCAGATATTGTAGCAGATCCAAGTGCACCTGATGCCTTCGTAGAGGGTATTATGGAAAGTAGAGAATGGGTTTGGGACAATGGTGTTCTTAAACAAGTTGATATAGAATCTTGGAAAAAACAAATCCAAGAGGCGAGAAGAACAGTTTTAGAAGAAAAGAAACTAAATGTGTTCAAGTCGTTTCTTACAAAACTTTAATCTTATAAATATCCATTACAAAGGAAATTTATAACTAGTTATAAAATAAAAAAGGAGATTTCTAATGGCCGAAACAGAAAAAAACATTGAGGCGGTAGAAGCACAAGCTGAAAAGGAAATTAGCGAAAATCAAGCTAATCCTCAAGCTGACGCTCCGAAAAAGAATGCTGTAGCGGCTGAGCCTTCGCACATTGCCAAGATGGCAGACCACGAAGATTTAGGCGCAGCTGTAGTAAAACCTACAGACAGCAATCCTGACGCCACAAAGAAAATGAGTCAAGTTTCTGGTGACGCTCAACAAAAAAACCAAGGTGCTGCTGATGCAATGCCGAAGTTAAAAGAGGGCGAAGAAACTGACACGGCAGATGAGAAGAAATCCGAAGTTAAAGAAGACGCAAAAGAAGACGAGAAGAAAGAAATGTCACACGAAGACGAAAAGAAAAAAGACATGAAAGCTTCTTATCACAAAGAAGAAACAGAAGACGAAACTATTGATGTTTCTGCTGATGTTGACGCTTTAACTAAAGACGAAGACTTATCTGAAGATTTCAAATCTAAAGCAGCGACAATCTTTGAAGCAGCAGTAAAATCAAAAGTTTCTGAAGCTAAAAAGAAAATGCACGCTTCTTACGAGGAGAAATTAAAAGAAGAAGTTGAGACCACAAAATCTGAGTTAGTTGAAAAAGTAGATTCATACCTAAACTATGTTGTTGAGGAATGGATGCAAGATAACAAACTAGCTGTAGAGCGTGGAATCAAAGGTGAAATCGCTGAGGACTTCATAAGTGGACTTAAAAAATTATTTGAAGACCACTACATTGATGTTCCAGATGAGAAATATGATGTGCTAGAAGACCAAGCGTCTAAAATTGAAGACCTTGAGAAAAAACTTAACGAAGAAATACAGAAGAATGTTGAAATGAACAAAGCAAACAGCGAACTAAAAAGACAAGACATCATTGATGAGGCGTCTGCTGATTTAGCTGATACTGCTAAGGAGAAATTTAACAAACTTGCTGAGGAAGTTGAGTATTCAAACGAGGAAGATTTTAGAACTAAAGTAAAAACTATTAAAGAGTCTTACTTTGGAGCAAAAAAAGAGTCTTCAACTGATATAGATGATGTAGCGGTAGCAGGTGAATCTAGCGAACAAGATCCAGCTGATTTATCTAACAGTATGGCTGCTTATACCGCCGCTATTAGCAAAACAAAAGACATTAAAATTGTCAAGTAATACAATAGAGGGAGAAAAGTATAATGTACTTATCTGAAACTTACGAAAAAAAATGGCAGCCTGTACTTGAGCATTCTGATTTACCAAAAATCACGGATTCTTACAGACGAGCCGTTACAGCTACTATCTTGGAAAACCAAGAAAGAGCACAAA